TCAGGACGCCTTGGCGCCGGCCAGCACTTCCTCGCACCAGCTCGGGCCGCCGGGCTGGCGGCGGTCGCCGACGAGGCGCACCGAGCGGATGACATAATCGGAGGACACGGTGAGCTGCACCGAGCAGCTGAGATATTCGGTGCGGGCCGCGGATGTCTGCTTGCCGCGCGAGCCGTCTGCCTTCTTGGCATAGGTCGCGGGAACCTTGCGGTTGCGGTAGCCGCCCTTCCACGAATAGATCGTGTTGCCGCCGCGCTGCACATCGGCGGTGGGCGGGCCGAACTGGGCGAAGAACACGCCGGCCGGCTGTCCGGCCCAGCGGGCCTCGACCGCATTCTGCTGCTGTGGCGCGATGGTGGTGCATCCGGCAAGCGCCAGCGCGAGGCCGGCAGCGGCGAAAACCCGCAAGGTCATGTATCGTCCCCTTCGAAAGATCCTGAAACAGGACGAGCCGGCGCCTTCCGCCAGCCCATTCCGGCACCGAGGCGCACCGCCCGTTCGTCCACGCCTCTAGCGCCAATCGCGCCGAATGAACATCGGTTGCAACCGGTCGATACGCAATAATTTCCGAGCGTTGCCGAAAATCTCTATTCCCGGCCACCGCAAACCGGCCGCCGCCATCATCCTGTCAAAAACTCTGTCGAACCGTCGATTTGCCGCTTGTGGAATGAAAGCCCCTGTTCTATAGAAGCGCCGCTGGTCACGGAGTGTAGCGCAGTCTGGTAGCGCACCACGTTCGGGACGTGGGGGTCGCAAGTTCGAATCTTGCCACTCCGACCAGTTATTTCAATGGCTTGCCCGAAGCCGACGCCTTAGCCCTTCACTATCCGCACTGTTTGCGCACAGTTTCAGTAGGCGTTCGCAGCTTTCTGCTGAAAGTGCGGGTCATTATGCAGGTATGTCCGTTCGAATTCATCGGTGGTAATTCCGAGAGATGCCGCGGCTTCTTGGACGTCGATGCCGGCATTTGCCAGCCATGTTGCGCGGGTATGGCGCAAGATGTGAGGGGTGACATCATCCCCCAAACCTGCTTCTGTCCGGACCGCCCTGAAAGCCTTGTGAGGCTTATTTACCTTGGCGCCATAGTAGTTGATGACATGCAGGCAGGGTTTGTCCTTGTCGATCGCTCTGTCGGCCTCTCGCCAGTATCGAAGCAGTGTAATCAGCCTCGGCGGGATCTTGACGGGGGTTTTGCGCTTATTATGCGCGACGCGCTCACCTTGTGCCTTACGATACAGGACGCCCTTCTCAAGGTCGATCCACCCACCTGAGGTGTTTGGCATCCACTGCAAGCTGAGCATGGCGCCGAGGCGCGTTCCTGTGTAGACGCCGATCAAGACAAGCCGAGCGATGTGATCGCAAAGCCTGAGCCGCCTAGATGCCCGGACCATACTTGCGACTTCGCTGCGCGACAGCCAGCGCTCGCGAGGCAGAGACTTGTCGGGAAGGGTGACCTTCGGGACGACATCAAGCGTATATTCGCCGTGATAGTAGTTTATGGCGGCCCGCAGGATCTCAAGATCGCGACGAGCGCCTGAGTCTGTTTCTCGCTCATCCGCGAACTCACGGCATTTCTTGCCTCTGATTTCGCCGACTGCAATTTCGCCGAAAAACTCATTGAGCCTGCCGATCCTTGCTCTTGTTTCGACTGGTCGCGACGAGCTGTCGGCCTTCTCATCAAGATAGACGAGCAGGACGTCTCCTACTGTGATCTCAGCGGCACGACCGCCGCGCTCGGGCTGGTACTTCTCCGCGAGGTATTCTTGGAGTTTCCGGCCGGCTTCTGTAGCTTCAGCCTCAGTGCATCCTGTGCGGATATTGGTCGTTCCGTCTCTGATAACCCAGACTTTCCGGCCTCCATCGTTGCGGAGGTAGAGCCTTGGCGGCTTTCGCTTCTGTGGCATTTTTCAATCATCCTGTTGACTCCGTTTCGCGTGACGAAGTCCTTATTCGCAATCCGAATAAGCTCCAGATTGCCTTTTGCGGCCTCTGTCCGCAGTGCGGACTTCGTCAGGCGGCCACGGAAGAACAATTTTGCGGCTTCGGCAAGTGGCACTGGCTCATCATCGCGGATGTCGGAGTCATTCATCGCGAGCCTCCCATAATTGTCTCTCCTCATGCCGAACAGTTGACGAGCAATCGAATGAAGGAGCAAACTCAACCTGAAATAGTCGGTGCTGGAACGCGCGGTAACGCGAACCAGCACCTGTCATCCCCACGCGATGTGACCACATGGAGACGATTATGAATGAGAAAAAAGTAGAGACGAGCGCCCATACTGCTGGGCCACGCCAGCCACAGCTTGAGACGCGCAATCTCGGAGTTCGCCAGCCGCAGAACCAGACCACGATAAGCCCGTTCAGCCCTAAGCCAGATGCTGGCCCTGGACCTAGGCAGCCAGCGCCGTCGCCAAGCCCACGGCCGAGCCTTTCCGCACCAGCGGGTCCAAAGAAATAGGAGATACGATGACAACTGACCGCGAAAACATCTACTTCAACGTTCTTCGCAACGCACTCTATCATACAGGTCGGAGAATGACTTTTGATCGGTGGAGTAGATGGGGCAACTTTGCGGTCATAGTGCTTGGTGCGTCTGCATTCGCGGATGTCACCCGGCCGTTGTTCGGCCAAGGTTACGCCGTTTGGCTGGGCGGGATTACGGCCGTCATCGGTGCGATCCAGCTTGTTTTTGATTTTGGTGGCCGCGCACGCGAGCATCAGTCGCTTCAGAGAGACTATTATAATCTCCTCGATGACATCGAAGAAAGCGCGATGCCAAGCATTGAACAAATCGGCCGCTGGAGGGGTGCGATGGTGAGGATCGCAGGGGGAGAACCTCCTGTGCTGCGCGCATTGGACTGCAAGGCTTACAATGATGCAATCGGCGCAACCGACGTCTATCCAAAGACCGAAAGGATATTCATCCCGGCGTGGCATCGTATTTGGGGTCAGGTGTGGGCATTTGAAGGATACGATTACAAAAAGCTTTGGGAACTCCCGGTTGGGCATAAAGCAAGAATTTCGCTCCCGGAAAGCTAGCTGGGAGTTACTCATCCATAGCTCCTTCGGTTGGGCTGCTGATGCGACCTCGAGTGCCAGCGCAGCTAGACGCAAAGTCTCGCGTAGTTCGTCTTCTGACTGGCACCATGCAGCCGTGTCGCGGATCATCTGGGGCGTGATGGCTGACAACACATGATCCCGCGGCGATGGGGATACGGCAGGACGGGCTCGCACCTCGTCCACCAGCCTCCCTAAACCATCTACGTCCATAAACCCGATTGGTTTCGGTTGGGGTGCGGGGGTGTCTTTCACAAGCTCTCGCTGCATGGGTAAACCCTTTCTGTCTGGAACCAGTCCAAGGTCTCGACGTTGTCGACGTCACCGCGCTTGCTGAACGCCTCTTGGATGGCACCCAACTGGCAGATATCGACATGAGACTGGTGAATTTGAATTTCGATGGACGCGGGCATGTCGCGCAAGACGCGACGTAGCCGGTTCGACCAACGTTTTTCCTCGGGGGTCATTCGGCAGAGCCCTCCGCGGCGGCGAGGGCATCAGCGTTCGTCGGAATTTCAGGGTGCGGCGTCCAATGCGTGTGATAGCCTGGCCAGTCGCTACATAGCGGAGAGCCGATGTAGGACGGCTCGTTAACCGGGAACTTCCACCAAGTCACAAAGCCATCGTCCTCGTGCCATTCAGACAACGGCTGCGCCACCAAACCTGTCTGGGGTGATGGGGTCTCGATCCTGCCGCCGCGATTGTGGAGCATCATGGCGAAGTTCGCGACGTCGACGGGATCGCCCTTGGCGACATGATCGATCAGCATGGCCGATAGGTCCGCCATGCTGCACTGCGCCGGATCGTCCCAACCGGCCCGGCCCTTGCATCGAGCGGCTGCGAGCTTGGCTTTCATCACCAAACCGAAGCGATCGACACACAGCTCGTCGTTCCGAGCATCGGACGCGAGCTCCGCAGCGCCCTGGTTTCCGTTCCAGATCATCGGCCGCGGGATCGGCTCTCCATCTGCAAGCGGTGCTTCGTTAGCGTTGTGAAAGCCATCCCTTTCCGGCCCGCAGCAGAGGGCATGCAACAGGCCGTCCCCCCAATATACCGGGTCACCGAGCTGCAGCGCCTCGCCGCACGCTTCGCAAGCTTCCGGCTCATCCTCGTCGAGGAACGCTGCCTGAGGTGCTTGGGTGACGGCGCGAACCGCAGCGCGGGCATAGCGGAGAGCCTCGTCTCTCTGCGTCGATGCCTCTTCCTGGTCCCAGGTCAAGCGCATGCGATCAACCGGGCCAGTGTAAGGCATCACGTCGAAGATCGCGCGAGCAGCCTGCTCGATCTCGTCCAGCTTGGCGGTTGGCTGCTCCATCATCGGTTCGCTCCGATCTGGATCTGGCCCATCTGGAGGCTCTTGTTGTAGATCTCAACGAGAACCTTCGCGACGCTCGCAGTCGCGTCGCCGCCGCCGATCTTGCGCAGCGTCTCCGCGTCGGCCGTCAGGATCTTCCGATCCTTAGCTGTCAGCTTCGAGACCATGCGCGCCTCGTCAATATGCTTGCGGTTGTTCCGGTAAAGCCGGGCTAGCGCCTGGATCATGATGGCGTGCAGCGCGCCGGCATCCTTCGGCCAAGCCGCAACCAGCGTCTTGCAGGCGGACACGACCGCTGCATCGCCATACGTTCGAATTGCTCGTTGAACTGCAGATACTGCCGCCGTCCGGTTGGCTGCTGGTCGAACACCTGTGGCCTGAATGACCTCGCAGCCAGCTTTCTCAAGTGCCGTTTTGATCCGGATCATGTCCGCGTTCCCGGCCTCGATGCCCGCCCAGAACTTCTCGACTGTAGTAACGGCCGTGCGATTGATGTTCACGCCAAGGAATGCGTCTGCCTCGTTCTTAGACCCTTCGACACGAACGACGGAGGCGGGGACACGATCGATCCTTGGGTGAGCCCTGGCAGCCGCAACGCGATGCTGCCCATCAAACACCGTGTATGTGCCGTCCGCCTGCTCGGCGAGCATGACGGGCTGGAAATGTGCCCACGTGAAGTCGCGCAGGATCTGCGAGACACGGTTTGGTTTGATCTCGCGCTGATAGTTATGATCGACGCGGATCTTATCGACCTGAACCCACATCAGCACCGGCTCTTCGCCAAGGTTTGTTGAAACGGCCTCGCTCATGCTGCCTTCCTTTCGCGCGGCATCAGGCGATAGCCGGTGCCCCATACGGTTTCGATTCCGAGATTGAGATCGCTGAGCTTCTTGCGGATCTTGCAGACGAAGACGTCGACGATCTTGATTTCAGGCACCTCGTCGACGAGAGAGGTGACAGCTTTCAGAAGCTGCTCTTTCGTCCGAACCCCGCCCTTGGCGTTGTGAAGCGTCGTGAAAATTGCGAACTCCTGGCGCGTCAGCATGGCGAACCTGCCGTTCGAGACGATGATGCCGGCATCCCAATCGATGGCCAGTATCGAGGCAGGCAGAGCCTGTCCGCATGTTGGGCAAGGGCATTCCGTCATTTGCGTTCCTCGGAGCATTGAAACTGGCGCTTGGCAGCTTCGCGCCGCAGCGCATTGCGCTTGCGGGTGACGAGCTCGACATGGTCTAGGTTGTCGGGGCGGACGCACAGCCGGTTGCGGCACTTGTGATCCAGCTCTTTTTTCCCGGGGATGTAGCCGTGCTCGTTGGTCCACATGACCTTGTGCACAGCAACGGTCTGGCCAGCGAGGCTCATGCGGGGGTAGCCTGCACCGCGGCCTTCTTCGCCAGACGTCGGCCCGGTCCAGATCCAGCAGCCCGTGATCTCATCGATGCGAACACGGGCCATAATTTTGGCACGGATGATCTCGCGGCGTGATGTCATCAGTTGCACCGGCTCCATGCGTCGAAATCTCCGACAACCTTGCGCCATTCCTTCGCTGCACGCGGATCTCTGTTCAGCTCGGCACGCGACTTGATCGAGAGTACGCGGCGAATGCCGGTGGCAACGCGCTCGGCATCCGCGATGTCGACGCCGTGGCAGGTTCGCAGGTACTCCCGGAACTTGTTGTCATCGCACTTCATCGCGCACTCAGCCGCATAGTCCGGCGACTTGTCCGAGGTCGGCCTGGCTCCCATGAAGTGTCTGACAAGTGCGTCGTACATTCGGACCACAAAACGAAGATCATCAGGGGCGCTGAGTGCCAAATCCCGGTTATCGAGGTTAGCTTGGTCCTCGATCCGATATACGCACTCGCAATCGGGGCCATCGGCTGCGGTGACGAAGGTTCCGGTCTCGTCCGCCATCATCGTCCAGTCGGGCATGGCCGCGTCCAGCCGGCGGCGTATCGCATCCATACGCTTCTGGTTTTGTGATGGCTGGGCCGCGGTCATGATCAGATTTTTTCCCTGATCACTTTGACCTTATTGATCGCTTTTCCGGGGTGCGTCACCGCGACACGCTTGCGAGCTTCTGCCGGATCGCATGCGTTGATGGTGACCGGCTCAACGGACTCGTCGTTGAAGTGCACTCGGAAAGGCAGGATAGGCCGGGGCTCGATGTCACGCATGGAAGCGCAACCCCGCAAGGTTGAAAGACGACGTGGGCTCTGGCCGAGCATCAGGACGGATTGCGTCCCAGTGATTGCAAAGGTCGATTGGATCGACGCCATGGCGAGCGGCGATCGTCTGGAAGTCGTCAGAGCGAACACCGTGCGGATCGTCGTTACGGCACTCAAGCAGCGCAGCAAACATGGGGGCAAAGGTGTCCCTCATATCCGCGCCTCCGCATGCTGATACGCTGCCTGGCGAGCCATGCCGGCCGTTGCTAGTGGAACGGCTGCCATGAGGCCAAGAAAGAAAACGCCAAGGACCGCGATGATCATCCCGCGGCAGGGACTCTCTGAGTTGTGAGGGTGGTTCACGCCTGTGATCGGAGGAAGTGTGACCATTACACGAGCCCTCCGGTGAAGATGGCGACGAGGAATGCTGCCAGACTGGCAAGCAGACCAAAGCCGATGATCGCCGCTACGAGGACCAGCAAGGCGCAAACGGGCGACCTGTGGCTTGAAGACGCGGAGATGTCTTTGCGAGACCGCTGTGCGGCCGCATTGTCAGGCGCTCTAGGCATGATGGAGATCCTTCATCCGTTTCGGATGCCGCCCGCAGATGTGCCGGGCGGTCACCGAAAGCGGATCGCGGATCAGGCGGCGCGTCGTTCGCTGTTGGCGAACAAGCGGGCTGCTTCGTTGGCGTGGGTTGTGACCTGTTCCTCAGTCAGTCCAAGCTCAGACATAAGTTCGTTCTTCGTCAGGCTGCGGCCGGCCTCACGCTGGGCGGTGGCCATCTCAGCAGCAACGTGGCGGGTGGTCACGGGATTGTAGGTGTTCATGCTGCGCTCCATTGGTTGTCGTTGGGTTTGCCTCGACGATGGAGCGGCGCGGGACGCAAAATCTGTTACCGCGCCGCTCCTGTCCGGGGAGGCGGGGCAAACATAAGCGCTAATTATAAGCGATTGCAAGTGAATTTTATAAGCGAGACTCATGACGCTGCCTCTCGACTCTTGTCAAAATTGATTCGACAATGAGAACCAACAGAGAACGGAGGAGGATCAATGCCAGTCGACGGAGAGCCGGTTACGCTTGGTATGATTGACCGACTGCGGATCGAATGCGCCGATTGCGGACGGAGTAGATGGCGTGAGCCAAGCGAACTGGTGCAGAGAGGGATCTCACTTCATGCTGAGATCAAATCGCTGATTCCGAAATTTTCATGTTCCGAATGCGCTGATGAAGGCCTGCCGGCGAGGAATATCACCGTGCAGTCCTTGTTTTTGCATGATCATGAGGCACTGCGTGCAGAGCGTGATGTGCTTAGAAGCCAAGAAGCTCTTTCCAAGGGATCACTCGCCAAAGGTTTTTGACGCGGTAGCGATCGTATATGACTTCCTTCTTAGGATTATACTGTTCGGTAATAATCTCTTTAGCGGTTCGACGCTTCAGTAATTTCACGTATGCTTTAGTGCTTTCACCCTCGTTGTCAGGGTATAGTTCAATGACGATACAGTCACCTGGTACCGGCTCGCGTCCGCCGCAGTAGATCACATCGCCCGGATCGAACTTAGGAACCATGCTGTCGCCCAGCACATGGGTTGCCCAAACGTTCTTCAGGTTGGCGATACCCTGAGGGCGCCTGACGTAGCCGGCAACCGTTCCATTGAAGGTGAAATCGCCGTCGTCGCCACCGTAGATGACGCCAAGCATTTCGATGTCCATGGGCCCAAGATTTGGGACGAATCCATCCGAAACCACCTCAGCATCAGCGAGTGCTTCGTCATCTTGATAAACCAGATCGCCACGCATGAGCGCTGAGGGGTCAACTCGAAGAAACTCAGCTGTACGAAGCAGATTTTCGGGAGAAGGCAGATTGCGGCCTGTTTCCCACATGCCGACGGCGGCAACATCTATGCCAAGTTGTTGCGCAATGTTGCGCTGAACTAACCCGCGGCGCTTACGCGCGGTTCGTATTGCGATACCGATCTTCGTCGCGTGCTCACCTTTAGCCATGCTTATAATTCGCGCGGCCGGCTGGCTCGGGTCTAGATAATTCTCGCTTGACTCATTTTCTAAGCGAGACTTATATCCAGCCATGACGCAAGCCCCTACCGATCTTAAAACCGTATTCCTTGCTGCCGGCAGTGCGAGCGAGTTGGCGCGCAAGTTGTCTATTTCGCCGCCGGCTGTTCTGCAGTGGCGTCATGTGCCAGCTGGTCGAGTGCTTGCGGTCGAAGATATCACCGGAATTTCTCGCCATTGTCTTCGACCGGATATCTTCGGTCCGACGCCCAGGGAGGCCGCCGAATGACGAGTCATCTTGCCGGTTCCCCGCAGAGCTGGGCAGAGGCCTACTCTGCCGACTGCCACCGGAGTGCTCGTCACCTCCGGCGCTCCGGTGGCTTTTTGTTCTGTATGTCATCGGCTCAAGGCCCTCCATGATGTGATGACCTGACCGTAAGGCGACGCCTCGGTTCCTTCACGGAATCCTTTCTCATCAGCTTTTTCCTTGACCTCATTTCGGGGGTGCTTTCGTGCGCGCTATTTCCGACGTTCATGCAAAAATTATCAAAGCCGCGACCGCTGCTGCCTACGAAGCTTTAGGCGGCGTTAGCCGTGCTGCCGAAGCGCTGGGCGTGCGCTCGTCGACGCTGACGAAATATGCGTCTGAAGGCGAGGAGTGGCGCGAGACGTTCATTCGGATGGATCTGGCGGTAGAACTCGATCGGCGCACAGGTCACCCATTTTTGATGACGGCGATGTCCGAGGCAATCCGAGAAGATGCAGCCCCGTCTTTTGGTTCGATTACTGCGCTCGCTATTCTTCGGCTCGACGGCATACTCGGCGACGTCGTCCGCGAAGTGGCAAAGGCAATCGAGGACGGCCACCTGGATGCTGCCGAACGCCGTGCAGTACGCGAGCGCATCGCGGCAGCTCATCGGGATCTAGCGCGGCTTGACACTGTGATGATCGGCGGTGCGCTGTGACCGCAAGAGATGAAACGACCTCACTCGCTTTAGATCTTACAGCCCGTTTGTCGCCAGATCCCGTCGAGGCGACTGCTCAGATCATGACGACCGCCGCGATCGTGGCAGTCTCCGCAGGCCTCGACGATGCGAGTGCCGTGCGCGCCTTGAGCAGTGCTCTCGACGTTCTTCGCGAAAGTGGGATCGGGGAGGCGCGAAATTGACCTGCGTGCCATCAACCCTCGACGTCGTGCTCGTCCCTCCCGCCCGCGCCTTCCTGCGAAAGCTCGAAGGCGCGGGCGGTCGGCTTTTCATCCAGGCGCCGGCTGACCGTGAACATGTTCGCACGCTCCTGCCGCTTGGCCTGGTCGGGCCTGCAGGTGTGGATCGCCGCGCGATCGAAATCACCAACAAGGGCAGGGCCTATCTGACGCGCCTGCGGGGAGCGCACTGATGAGCAAATACGACCCCTACACGCCGCGGAACCCGGCTGTTCCGGCCGACGAGGCGATGAGTGAACGCCGGGAGACACGGGCAAAGGTAATCAGCGGCGGCCCGAACGTCGCGGCCGACCAGCTGCGCAGCTTCCTCGAACGGATTGAGCGCTTGGAGGAGGAGAAAGCCGGCGTAGCGGACGACATCAAGGAAGTGTTCGCCGAGGCCAAAGGCACTGGCTTTGATCCGAAAGTCATGCGCGCCGTGCTGAAGATCCGCAAGCAAGACCCGAATGAGCGAATGGAATTCGAGACAGTGCTCGACACCTATCTGGCCGCACTTGGCATGATCGATGGAGGCGTCAGTGGCTAAGCTGGCATGGGAAAGCGAGTTCTCGATCAAAACCGGAAACGGCGATATGGCCTCGGCCGTGCGGGTCGACGAGATCGTCATCGGGCATCGGCTGCGCAGCGTCGACCAGGTCAAGGTGGATGCGCTCAAAGTGTCGATCGCGGATCTCGGACTTCGGACGCCGATCTCGTTGTTTCTAGGCGGCGAAGACGGGAGGCAGATGTTTCTCGCGGCCGGCGCGCATCGGCTTGAAGCCGTGCGCCAGCTCGGGCGCGAATGGATCGCGGCCGTGGTGCGGGAGGAGGACGCGTTCGACGCCGAGCTGTGGGAGATCGACGAGAACCTTTGCCGGGCGGAGCTGACGCCTGCCGACCGGGCGCTGTTCGTGTTTCGCCGGAAAGAGCTTTACCTGATGAAGCACCCGGAGACGGATCTCGGGTCTAATCAGCACTCGCCGAGGGTTCGCCAAGTTGGCGAAGGCTCCGACGCGCCAAAGCGCTTCACGGCCGCAACGGCTGAAGCGACAGGCCAGTCCGAGCGCGCCATCCAGCGCGATTCAGAACGCGGCGAAAAGATCTCGGAGCAGGCGTTGCGCATGCTGCGCGGCACGCGCCACGACAAGGGCGTCGTACTAGATCGGCTCAAGAGCCTGCGCGCGGAAGAGCAGACGGTTTACGTCCGGGCCCTGTTCGAGGTCGATAAGGCCAAAGAAGCGGAAGCCAAAGAAATCCGCACCGAGAAGATGTCGACGAAACGGGCTGTCCGGACCGGTATCATCAACGCGATCGCGGCCCACGGGAAAGTGACGGCCGGCGAGATGCCGCGCGCTGCCTTTCCGATTGGTTACTGCGATTTTCCGTGGGAGCAGGAGGCATGGAGTGAGACGACGGGGCAGGACAGGGGTCTGATGTACCCTGCCATGTCCATTGAAGACGGGCGGGCGCTGTGTGCCGGCGATCGCTCTCCCTTTACGCCCGACGCACTGCTGTTCTTCTGGGTCACCACAAACCGGTTTTCTGACGGGCTTTCCATTATCGAGGCATGGGGCTTCCGTTATGTAACGGCGATCACCTGGGACAAAATGAACATCGGTATGGGCCGATGGGTCCGCGATCGGACCGAGCATCTGCTTATCTGCAAGCGCGGCGATTTTCCGGGTTTGGAAATGGGGACGCAGCCTGAAAGCCTTTATAGCGAGGCGAAGACGGAACACAGCCGCAAGCCGATGTGGTTTGCAAAAGAGATCGACAGGCTGTTTCCGGACATGCGAAAGCTGGAGCTTTTCCAGCGTAAAGAAAGCCTGCACTTCGCTGATGTGCGCAACGGTCCAACCTGGGCGTTCTGGGGCTTTGAGGCTGGCGAGCCGGAGGCCGTTCAAGAGGACGGGCCAGCACAGGTCGAGACGCCGGTTGCCGTGCCAGATGAGCCGCCGGATCAAGTTCGCGAGGCGATTCTGGCCGCCGGACTGGCGGGCAACGGCTTTCTCCTCGATCTAAACAGGGGCCTAAGCGGCCCTGCGAACGTACAGCTGCCATCGCGTCTTTTCCGTTTTCCTGTCGAATACATGGACAGGAAGCGGTTTGGCGGGGACGTCAGCCGCATCCTGCTGCGTCATCCGCTGCTTTGGGAACGGGAGGATGTCGCGCCTCTTCTGCATGAGATCGAGGCGAAAACGGGTGTTCGACCCGAATGGCAGGATCTTGACGAGTTCGGGCGGGACTTTGGAGCCCAGTGGCGCTGGTTCCATGCTGTCGATCTCTGCACCGATAGCCACTGGAAGGATCTGCTGGAGACGTTGCAGTTTACGGAGCGAGAAGAGGTTTTTGGCGCGGTGAAGTTCGCGTTGGAGTGCAAGAGCCTGTCCGTCAAGAATGCCCGCAGTATCATGGCTCATCTCTCTAACTCCGAGCCTGACGACCGCAGCGTCTCGTTGCTTCATGGCAAGGATCTCATGCCGTATGACGACGGCAAGAAGCTAATATCGCCGAACATCAGCACGCGCGGCGAGGCGGGCGCATGGCTCGTGATCCACGGGCTGGAGGACAAGTTCTTCAAGTATGCGGGGAAGTTCCTGAGCGTCTCGGCGGCGGGTATGGCTGCACGTGAGATGGCGAAGGGCAAGGTGGCGGCATGAGCCATCTCCCTATCGTCGAGCTCCTCGCGGACGCGCAGGACAACGCGGAGCGAGCGGCGTGGCTGCTCGCCGCACCGGTCTGCATCCTTGTGCGCGAAATGATCCCCGTACGCGCCATTCTGCGCTCCTCTGGCTGCCAGTGGGGCGTGCACGCGCTCGACATAGAAGTTGCCTGCGACAGCGCCCGGCGCGACCCAAAGACCGGCGAGGTGCCCGCTGCGCTGCTCGCCGCACGCACAGAGGCCCGCCAGGGCTTGATCAAGATCGCGCATGGAGATGCGCAGAGGGCAGCTGTATCATGAGTTTCGACGCCACCAACTGGGCGATCAAGCAGCGTGGTTTGCGGCCGGCTGCCAAGCTGGTGCTCTGGCACCTGTGCGACCGATACCATCCGGACTATGGCTGCTTTCCGAGTCAGGACACGCTTGCGGACGACTGCGAACTGCCGCGCTCGACGCTGAACGTTCATCTCAACGACCTCGAAGCGGCCGGGCTGATTGCGCGCGAGCAGCGGCGCACGAAGGGCACCCGACGTCAGGAATCCACGCGGTACCGCTTCCCGTTTGAGCCGGGTTTCGAGCGGCAAAATGCGCAAAAGCCGCGTCCAGAAACTGGACACGGGTCTGACGAAGCCGTGTCCAGAAATCGGCCCGAGCCGTGTCCAGAAAATGGCGAAAGCCGTGTCCAGAATCTGGACAGTAACCCTGTAAGGGAACCAGTAAGTGAACCAGTAAATTTGAGAGAGGGCGGGCGCGGGGCTTCGGAAAAGAACGACCAGCCATCGAGCGATGCGAAAAAGGCCGAGGCTGCTTTCTGGAAGCTGGTGAAGAACTGGCCCGGCTTCGATGGCATGCCGAAAGAGCCGGCGCTGATCGTTTGGATGAAGCTGTCCGACGACGAGCGCGAGCAAGCGACTGTCCGCTTTCCTGCCTGGCTGGCGATGCTGAAGGCGCAGAAGAAATCGCACGTACCTGCACCTTCGACCTATTTCCGGGAAAAGCTCTGGACGGCTGCTCCTGACCCGGTTGAAGCCGCAAAGCCGAAGACGGCCATTGCTGGCCCCTTTGGCAAGCTCTGGATGGCTACTCGCTTCGCAGAGCTGCTTTTGCCGCATGCCACGAACATACCTGGCCCTACGGGCTTCGAGCAGGCGCAGATCCGCGCTGGCAAGCTGACGCTCGCCGATGTGAAGGCGCAGAAGGTCACTCGCTTCGGCTGGCCACTGGTCAACGCAATGCATGAGAGCGCGGCCGACAGGCGCCCCACGCACTGCCCTCTGGCGCTGGAAGATGCTGCTTCTGACTTTCGTCAGGTACACCGAGAGAGCCCGCTTTTTGAGGCTTGGATGGCGGAGCATGAGCGGCGTGGTTGGCCGACACTTGATCGCAGGCGCGTGGCGGAATGGGTCTATTTTCCTGCTGTGGACGATGGCGAGGCACCTGCTGTTGCCCTGGAGCGCTTCGTGGATGCGATCTCGGATTATCTCACCACTCGGAGACAGGGCGATGAACATGCAGCATAGGAACGCCATCTATGACTTCACCAAGCCGGTACCGCTGCATCCGTTTGATGACGCGAAACTTCTTCGCTGCGGCATCAGCGAGCAGATGGCGATTCGCGATTTGTCGATGGCGAGCCGTAAGCTGGTTGCCGAGATCCCAGAGCAGGCTTCATGGTACTGCCTCCATGTCGAGCCTCGGAAAGAGTTCGCTGTGGAAAGTGCTCTTCTTGGTGCAGATGTAGAGGCACTAGTTCAGTGCGAACCAGGTGGCGTTGTGCTGCGCCGTGGTCGACTTTGGGAGAAGCCGCGCACGCCTTGGATGGCAGGCTATGTGCTTGTTCGGTGCGTATATTCTCCCGGTGCCATGATGTCGCTTCTCAGGCTTAAATTTGTCAGCGGCATCGTTGGCGGTCCTGCGCGGCCGCACAGGGTATCACAGCAGTCGGTCAATGATTTCAATGAGAAAGTAAGGGAGCTTACAGGGATTGCGCTGTCCAAAGCTTCAGCAACTGCGGAGGCTGCTGAGACACGGTTTGTCGTCGGCGAAAGGGCACGCGTCATGCTCGGTCCATTCGCAAAATTTGAGTGCGTGGTTGTCTCGATCGGGAAAGGAAAGAGCCCTCGTTGTAAGGCGATGACAAAGCTATTTGGGCAGGAAACATCTTTCGAGCTCCCACTTGCATCACTGGCGAAGCTGTGACTAGAAATGCGCAACGGATGATCTGCGATCTCAGTGCAACCCTTGGGCTTCGGCCCTGAATGTCTCGGCAGGACGCGAGGCAAAGAGAGGAAACTCTCAGGTAGGTAGCCGGGCAGACCCTCACCCTGACAGCCTCGATAGAGGCACCGATTCAGGGCCAGTGCGAAAGCTATGACCAGACGACGAGGCGGCCGAGAGGTCGCCTTTTGCATTCTAGAAGTATGCGTCTTCGTTCCATCAAGCCTACCATTCGCCAGATCGATGCGCGGGTCGTCAAGCCGAAGCCAAAGACGGCCGATGCCTTCTACCTGTCCCCGGAATGGCGGTCGCTGATGCACCGTCTTATCGCTGAGCGCGGTCGTCGGTGCGAGGAGGTGGGATGCGGTCGGGTCAACACACGCATCTTCGGCGACCACATCGTAGAGCTGAAGGATGGCGGGCCGTTGCTCGATCCCTCAAACATCAAGCTTCTCTGTGGCTCGTGCCACACGACCAAGACCTTGGCGCAACGTGCCAGGCGGATGGCGGAGCGGTTCTGATGGGTGAGCAAATGGACCAGGCCAAGGCCTTCATAGATGCTCTGCCGGACGGCGATGTCGTCGTTGTCACGGCGACCAACGAGGTGTCTCGTTGGTTGGCCAAAGGCATCCGTGAGCGCCGCGATCCAGTCATTTCGAGCAGGTGCCAGGTCATTGGTATCCTCAAGCGGTCATCTACCGCCAAGCTGATGGGCCGTCACGGCAGGGTCATCCTTCACGAGAGCTTTGTCAGTCACGCCCGACCAGAGGTTAGGGCTGAAGTCGAGAGACTGGCGCACGGCATCAACGCCATGACTGGACCCAGCGACTGAGCCTGACCACTCATTGCGGGCAGGAGTGCCGCAGGGGGGTAGGGGGTCGAAAGTCCACAGGGTCCAAGGGCCCCAACCGCTTGGGTGCGAGCGAGAGGTTTTTTTTGTATGCCTGCAGTTTTTGACCTCTTTGGTGATGAGGTTCCCGAGGGCTGGGGAAAGCGGGGACGCCCCCCTCATCTGGTCGATGATAAAAAGCGATGCAAAGTCAGACTGTTGCTGGCGATGGGCCGGAAGGAAGCGGAAATTGCCGCAGCTCTTGGCATCACGGAGCCGACTTTGCGCAAACATTATTTTCGAGAACTCGCCTGCCGGCAAACGGCGCGCTTCCAGCTTGAAGGCACCGTGCTCTTGCGCCTCTACGAGGAAGTCGAAGCGGGCAACGTCGCGGCGATCAAGGAGCTGGGCAAGAAGCTCGACAAGGCGGCGATCGCCGACAGCGACTTTGCCCGCCGGGTTGCCGAGCAGAGCCAGCCGAAAAAGCCGGCGAAGTTGGGCAAGAAGGAGCAGGCCCTTCAGGACGCGCGTACGCCGGATACCGCAACGCCGCTCGGTCGCCTGATGGCGATGCGGACCACCGACAATGACAAGTTGAACTGACATGACCGCGCATGTTCGTCAGGCAGTTGGATGGGATCTGAGTTGTGTCGACTGGGAGAACCGTATCCGCAACGGCCAGTCGCTGATCCCGGATCTTCCGTTGTTTGAGGAAGAGGCGGATCTCGCTGTCGAGATCTTCGACGAGCTCCGGCTCCCGGATGTCATTGGCCAGCCGAAGATGCGCGATGCTTGCGGTCCCTGGTTCCGCGGCATCGTCCGCGCCGCCTTTGGCTGCTATGATCCGAGCGAGCACGTTCGCATGATCCGCGAGATCTTCGCGTTGGTGCCGAAGGGGCAGTCGAAAACGACATACAGCGGCGGGTTGATTATCGTCGCCATGCTGATGAACCGCCGGCACAATGCCGAGATGCTGTTTATCGGCCCGACGCAGTCCGTTTCCGACCGGGCCTTCCTGCAGGCGGCAGGTATGATTCAGGCTGCTCCCGAGCTCTATGGCGGGCCCGGCCGGTCCGGCCGGTTTCACATCGTCTGGCACGAGAAGAGGATCGAGGATCTTCTGAACGGCTCGATGATGAAGGTGAAGACCTTCGCGCTCGACATTCTGACGGGCTCGATGCCTGTCGTGGTCCTGCTCGACGAACTTCATTTGCTCGGACGAAACCCGCACGCAGCGCAGGTGATGCGCCAGATCCGCGGCGGTCTCGAGAAGAATGCCGAAGGCCTGCTCATCATCATCACGACGCAGAGCGATGCGCCGCCGGCGGGCGTCTTCCGCGACGAGCTGATCACGGCGCCGAAGGCCTGCTCATCATCATCACGACGCAGAGCGATGCGCCGCCGGCGGGCGTCTTCCGCGACGAGCTGATCACGGCGCGCAAGATCCGCAATGGCAACTACCGGGGCAAGTTGATCCGGGCAATGCTGCCGATCCTCTACGAGTTCCCGGACGATATCGCCAGCGACCCGTTCAAGTGGCAGGACCCGGAGAACTGGGGAATGGTCATGCCGAACCTCGGCCGGTCGATGCGGCTTCATAGCCTGGTGCTCGACTGGGAAGGTGAGCGGGTCAAGGGCGAGCGCGATATCCGCATTTGGGCAAGCCAGCATCTCAACATCGAGATCGGTATTGGCATCAAGACCGATGCGTGGCCGGGGGCGGAGTTCTGGGACCGGCGGATCGATACGACGCTCACGATGAAGACGCTGATGGAGCGCTCGGAAGTCATCGTGGTCGGGATCGATGGCGGCGGGCTGGATGACCTGTTCGGTTTTGCAGCACTCGGACGTGAGAAAGAAACGAGGCGCTGGCTCAGCGTGTCGCGCGCATGGTGTCACGAGGGTGTTCTCGATCGGCGCCAGTCGATTGCCTCGACGCTCATGGACTTCAAGGCGGACGGTGATCTCACCATAGTCGACGACGAGCTGAAGGACGTTAGCGAGATCATTGAGATCATCGCGGAGATCAACGAGGCCGGGCTGCTCGCCTGCGTTGCGATCGATAACGAAGGTCCGTACGGCGAGTTCGTTGAGGAGCTCGCAAAGATCGGGATCACGCCGGAGGGTGGTCAGATAGAGGGCGTGGGTCAGGGCTACAAGCTGATGAACGCCATCAAGACCACCGAGCGAAAGCTGGCAAACGGCACCTTCGTCCACTCGGCGAGCCGAATGATGGATTGGTGCATCGGCAACATCAAGATCGAGCCGACCGCAACCGCGATTCGCGCCACCAAGCAGAACGCCGGCGACGCCAAGATAGACCCGGCCATGGCGCTGTTCGACGCGGTCACGGTGATGATTACCAACCCCGAGGCGGCCGGTCGGTCCGTCTATGAAGAACGTGGATTGAGGGTAGCCTGATGACAGAAGACACCAAGGCCGTATCGTCGTCGATCAGGATCGATCGGCAGACCGGCCGCGAGATCATCGGCATCTGTGGCGCAGCACTTTCGGGCTACGGCGCCTGGCTGCACTACCCGCCTGCGGGCTTCATGGTTGCCGGCGGCATTCTGGTCGGCCTGGCCGTTCTCGGCACTGTGCGCGGCGGACGNAGGCTACGGCGCCTGGCTGCACTACCCGCCTGCGGGCTTCATGGTTGCCGGCGGCATTCTGGTCGGCCTGGCCGTTCTCGGCACTGTGCGCGGCGGACGCTGAGCATGGGTCTGTTCTCCGCAATGCTTGGCGGCGTGCGTGCCTCGTCGGACAGCAAGGCACCGCCGCCGGCCGACGATGATCGCTGGTACGATGGCGGCGGTGTGTCCAGCATGAGCCTGTCCGGCCGCCGCGTCACTGAAGACGGTGCGATGCGCGTGTCGGCGGCCTACGCATGTATCGGCCTTCTCTCAAAAACAGTCGCGACGCTCCCGCTACGAATGTATCAGCGCGATCCTGTGACAAAGAAGCGTTCGGAGGCGCCATCGCATCCATTGAACGACCTTCTGGAGTACCAGCCGAACCACTGGCAGTCGGCTTGGGACTTCAAGGCGATGATGATGGGCCACCTCGCGCTGCGCGGAAATGCCTACTCTGAAATTGTCTCTGGACCGCGCGGGTTTGCCGACAGCCTCGAGCCGATCCATCCGGACCGCGTGCATGTCGAGCGTCTGGCCGATCAGAGCATCCGGTATCTGGTCGCCGACCCGATCAAGGGAAACAGGATCCTGCTGCAGGATGAGGTTCTCCATCTACGGTCGCACATGGCACCTGGCGGTCTCGTCGGCGTGAGCCCCGTGGCCTACGCACGCGAGACCATCGGACTGGCCCTGGCCGCCGAAGAGCATGGCGCTCGGCTGTTCTCGAATGGTGCACGGCCATCCGGTGTCGTGACTGTCGAGAAGCAGATGAGCGACGCGGCGTTTGAGCGTTTCAAGTCGCAGTGGAATGCGAACTTCTCAGGCCTCGGCAATGCCAGCAAGACGCCGATCCTGGAGCAAGGTGCCAAGTTCGAAAGCATCAGCCTTGATTCCGAAGAGGCGCAGTTCCTGCAAACACGCGAATTCCAGATCGAGGAGATCGCGCGCTGGTTCGACGTGCCGCTCGTCCTGTTGCACCACATGACCAAGACGAGTTCATGGGGTACCGGTGTCGAGGCCATTATGCTGGCCTTCGTTCGCAATAACCTGATGCCGTGGCTGAGCTGCTGGACCGGCGCGATCCGCCGCGATCTTATTCTCGCGCCAAACATCTATGAGGCCGCGTTCGATGTGGAGCCGCTGATTGCGGGCGATTCCAAGGCGCAGGCCGACTTCTTCTCACGGCTCGTTCTCAACGGGATCCTCACGCGCAATGAGGCCCGTGAGGCGCTGGGCTACAATCCGCTCGACGGTCTCGATGAGCCCCTCGTGCCAACGAACACTACGACGCCCGACAACATGCCGAACCACCGGTCCGACGACACGGCCAGCGCCTTGATCGGTCATAACGGCGGCCCCTCGATCTCTGACACTGTTCCGGAGCCTGATGATGACAATTAGATTTCCTCACCTGCATGCAGCCATCGTCCAGCACCCATGGGCGATCACGCCTGACCGGCTCCAAGCCATCGCGGAAGTCGTCGAGCGGCGTGCCGAGGGCATTCGCCTGTCGGCGAGTGAGATTGCAGCGCTCAAGGGCGAGCGTGAGCCGAACGGCGTTGCGACGCTCTTCAGTGCGGCCACCCTTGATCAGGTCGGTGTTTTCGGTCGCGGTGAGGGTGGTTCGCCGGCGCCGGTCGCTTCTGTTATCGCAGTCATCTCGGTGTTCGGCATCATCGCGCAGCATGCGTCTGAGGTCGACGACATCAGCGGACCAGGCGGGACCTCTACCGAGCGCGTGATGCGGAGCTTCCGCAATGCGTTGGGCGATGCATCCGTGAAGGCCATCGTGCTACGCTTCAACAGCCCAGGCGGAAACGTCCACGGCGTGCAGGTTCTGGCAAACGAGATCTTCAAGGCGCGCGGGCAGAAACCGATCATTGCGCAGGTCGACAGCCTGGCCGCGTCGGCAGCGTATTGGATTGCATCGGCCTGCGACGAGATCGTAGTGACACCCGGCGGTCAAGTCGGTTCGATTGGTGTTTATGGTTTGCATCGTGATGTCTCGAAGGCTGCGGAAGCGCAGGGCGTCAAGTTCACGTTCGTCTCGGCTGGCAAGTACAAGGTCGAAGGCAACCAGTACGAACCCCTGACGGATGAGGCGACACAAGCGCTGCAGGCCCAGATCGACGACTACTACCGCGACTTCACGACAGACGTTGCCCGCGGCCGCGGCGTCAAGGTCAGCGATGTTGTCGGCGGCTTCGGGGAAGGGCGCGTCGAGAAAGACAAGGTCGCGGTCAAGCTTGGCATGGCCGATCGGGTTGCCACGCTGGACGAGACGCTGCGCCGGGTCGCTTCCATGAAGACCGCATCCGGACCTCGCGCGGATCATGACACGATCCTGCATGCGACCGCCGATGCCACCGAACCGGAAGCGCCAGTTTTGCCTCCTGTTGACGTTCCATCAGACCCGCAGGTGAGCGGCAACGCGCTGGATGCTTCTGCGCCGTCCGCCACAGAAAGCGATCGCGATGCCTTCCGGCGCCGTCGCCACGCTCATCGGTCGCGCAACGGCTGATCACGCGCGGCCACGGATCCGATAGGCCGCATCCCACCGACATCTCTTCAGCGCCCCACGACCGCCGGGACAGTGGGCTGACTTCCTGCGCCCCATTCACCCGGTTCTCTCATCAACGGAGCATGTACATGACAATCAAGGTTCTTCGCCAGAAGCGCGCCGATCTGGTCAAGGAAGCGCAGAGCGCTTTCGATCTGGCCGCCTCCGAACACCGCGGCCTGACCGATCAGGAAGCCGCTCGCGACGACGCGATCTCTGCCGAGCTGACGGCGCTCGACGATCAGATCGTTCGCGCCGAACGCCAGATGGAGCGCCAGCGCTCGGTCGGTAGCGTGATTGACCCGAACGAAAACGCCGACCGCAACAATGCGCAGGGCCGCGAAGGCGCGCGCTTCTCCTCGCTCGGCGAGCAGATGCTGGCGATCGCCGGCGCCGCT